TATTTTTGCAAAATGTGCCATAATGTTTCTCCTTATATATTAATTTTAATTACCATTCAACTATTGAAATTTGTATCTAATAATAACAATTCCACTTCCTCCAGCTTCACCTAATCCTGTGGGTCCTGAACCACTAGCTGGTCCGTGCATTCCACCTCCACCACCACCTGTATTTGCTGTGCCAGCTGCCGGAGCATTTGAAGTATCTCCACCTCTACCACCTCCACAAGTTGCAGTTCCACCAGCAACCGAAGTTCCTCTGTTATCTGCAGATCCACCTCCGCCTCCAGCTCTACCTACAGGACTTCCACTTATAGATGTTGTTGCACCTGCACCACCTGCACCACCTCCTTGTGGTGGTCCTGAAATTGTTGCACCTACAGCTGTTGCTCCACCACCTCCACCTGTATTATTATAAGTAGGTGGGCAATTTCCACCTGCACCCCCATTGTTTCCTTGAGGGGGACTGACAGGAGGAGTATTACCAGTACCACCTGGTTGAGTAGGGGCGTTTCCGCTACCACCTCCACCTGAACCACCATTTTCTCCAGCACTATTACCACCACCAGCACCACCGCCAGTTGAAGTTATTGTACTAAATGATGAATTAGATCCAGGATTTTCATTTGGTGAAGGACCAGGAGCACTTTGTGCTCCACCCGCTCCAACTGTTATTGGAAAAGCTGTTGCTGTAATTGTATGTCCACAAGTAACTAAAGGACTAGCTGTATAAGGGGTAATAGGATTGTTTTTTCCTTCTCTAAAACCACCAGCTCCACCACCACCACCTGAAACTCCACAATGTCCTCCACCGCCACCACCTGCTATTACCATATATGCTACAGCATTATTAGCTGCACACGATGCTGTTTTAGCAACACAAAAAGTTCCTGGACCTGTGAATGTATGAATTTTACAATTACCTGAAGTAGTTATCGTGCCACCCGTAGCACAAATAAATGGATTAGTAGATGCTTCTGATTGTAAACCATCATCAGTTACTAACCAACCTTTTGTTGAATCTACAAAAACTAATGTTACTGCAGCTCCTTCTGTGCTTATAATTGCATTATTGGTTGAACCACCAATCTTATCAGAACCATTTTGAACTAATGTTAAATTGTCTGTATCAAATGTGTTTGCATAATCTTTAAATGCAACCACAGCTCCAGCTGTTCCTGCTGGAAGGTTAACTGATATTGCTCCACTTGTTGTATTTACAAAATATCCTTCACCAGCTACTGCTGTAAAACCTGATGTTTTAACTGTTGTTACCCAAGAAGCTGAACCTGTAGCACCAAAACCTACTGCCGTACCACTATTAGTTATAGTTGCACCTGCAGGAATAGTAAAAGAATCTCCACTATCTCCTAATGTGACTGTACCACACGCTGCTCTTGGACTAATTTTATTTACTTTTATTTCACTCATAATTTACCTATTGAAACTTGTACCTTACTATTACTATACCTGAACCACCTGCACCACCTGGATTTGGATATCCTCCGCCTCCACCACCACCGCCAGTGTTAGCTGTTCCTGCATCTCCTGTTCCACTTGGACCTTTTCCAGCAGCACCGCCATCAGAAGCTGATCCACCTGGTGTTACTCCAGATCCACCGCCTCCACCACCTGCTCTTCCTACAGGTGATCCTGTAATTGAACTTGTTGCTCCGGCACCTGCTGGTCCACCAGCAGATTGAGAAGGTTGTCCTGTGCCTGTAGCACCACCACCTCCACCACCTCTACCTTGGCCTGGCCAACCAATACCACCTGGATTTCCTTGAGGAGGAGATACAGAAGGGTCGTTTCCATTTCCACCTGGATTACCTCCATTTCCACCTCCACCACCGCCAGAACCTCCCGGTCCACCAGTAGAATTACCAGGGTTACTGTAACCTCCATAACCACCACCTGTTGAAGTGATTGTTGAAAAAACTGAATCCGATCCTTTAGTTCCATTTGTGTTACCACTTGGACCTCCTGGTCCTCCGCCACCTACTGTAATAGGATAAGCTTGTGCAGCTACTGTAATAGATGTTCCACCAGGATTACCATCAAGAGGAGATGCTGTATATGTGTCTATTGGGCTTTTAAATTCTCTAAAGCCTCCACCACCTCCACCACCACCTTGTGAATATCCTGCACCACCTCCACCACCTACTACTACGTATGAAACTACATTATTAGCTGGTGTTGATGAAGCACAAGATACAGTAAATGTACCCGGACCTGTGAATGTATGAATTTTAAAATCTCCACTAGTAGTTATTGTACCACCTGTTGCAACTGGAAAAGCATTTCCTCTTTCATTACTTGTTGAATCTTGAACATTAATCCAACCTTGTGTTGAATCTACAAATACAAAAGTTACTGATTGACCTTCTGTATTTAAAACTACAGGTGCATTTGCTCCACCAAGGTTATCTGATCCATTTGGTGATACTGTTAAATTACCTGTTTGCCAAGTACCTGCATAATCTGCAAGAGATACTATTGCTCCAGCAACACCTGCTGGTAAATTACAAGTAAAACCACCTGATGTTGTATTACAGAAAAATCCATCTCCAGCCACTGCAGTAAATGTAGATGTTTTTGGAGTTGTGTCCCAATCTACAGTCCCTGTTCTTCCAAAACCTGTTTGCGATGCACCACTTGCTAAACTTACTGTGTCTCCTGAAGCACCAAGTGTAATCGTAGTTCCACTTTGACTAACGATAACACCTCCATCGGCTGCTTTATAATTGTCTGATCTTATATCATTTCCTGTAACAGCAACAGTATTACCTGATGCTCCAACACTTATTGCAGTTCCACATTTACTAATGATATTTGAATCATCTGAAACTTTTGAAATATTATCTACTTTAATTTTACTTGTCATAATTATTGAAATTTGTACCTTATCATTACTATACCAGATCCGCCACCACCACCATTTAATCCACCACCACCGCCACCACCAGTGTTAACTGTTCCTGAAGTACCAGTTCCTCCTGATCCATTAGCTAATGCACCTGCTCCTCCACCACCAGAGCCTCCAGTGCCTAATCCAGGTGGATTATTCCAAACTCCGCCACCTCCACCACCAGAAAAATATCTTGTATTTGAAACAGGTCCTGCTGTTCCATAACTTGGTGCTGTAGGTCCTACAAAATTTGCATCTATAAAACTACCAATACCTCCAGGTCCAGCTACTTCAGTAGGTTCTGAATTACCGGTGCTTGAATTACCTCCAACTGCACCTGCTCCACCTCCACCTCCACCACCACCATAAGGTCCAACATTACTTGCACCACCATTATTTCCTTGAGGAGGAGACACTGGTGGTGTGTTACCTGTTCCTCCTGGACTTCCTACATCTCTACCTGAACCACCTCCAGATCCTCCAGGACCTCCAGTAACTCCAGGTGTACCAGGTACATTATGATAAAGACCAAAACCACCTCCAGCTGATGTAATTGTTGAAAAAGTTGAAGGACTACCATTAGTTCCTATAATAGATGGCACAGGTTGTTGTGCTGTTCCTCCTGGTCCACCACCTCCTATTGTAATTGGAAAATCTGCAATTGAAGCTGTTAAACCTGATGGATTTGCTAATGGTGATGTTAATGGGGCAGGTAATGAATATGAATTAGCTAATCTAAAACCTCCAGCTCCACCAGCACCAGCACCTGCTGTTGGACCAACGTTTGTTTCATTACCAGCACCTCCTCCACCACCAGCTACTACGAAATAGTCAAATACATTAGATGTAGGAGAACTAGCTGTTTGAGTAACAGAAAATGTTCCTGGTCCTGTAAAAATATGAGTTTTAAAATTACCACAAGTAACAACAGCGTTACCTCCTGTAGCTTCTATAAAAAATGGTTGTGCATCACTATCTGAACCATCAATAAAAAGTTGCCAGCCTTCTGTAGCATCTACATAGATAAGTGCTGCTCCAGCATTACTTGCTTCAAGATCAAAATTATTTGTTGCTCCTCTTATGTTAGAACCATTTCTTGCAATAGTGCATTTATTAGATCCAAAGTTTCCATCATAATCTTTTATATATACAATGTTTCCTGCTGCAGGAGAAGCTGGTAGTGTTACTGTAACAACTCCACCTCCAGTATCTACAAAATAACCTTCACCATTTACAGCTGTAAAATCAGTTGTTTTTTTAGTTGTCTGCCAATCAACAGTTCCAGTTCTACCAAAACCTGATTGACTAGCACCAGATCCAAGAGTTACCGTATCACCAGATTCACCTAGTGTTAAAGTAGTTCCGCATTGTGGTGCAACTGTATTTACTTCTAT